GGCGGCCTCTACATGATCCGATTTAAGCGGCATGATAACGCCTATAAACTGGCCTTTTAATGTAGGCAATTCTACTAGGCAGCTTGAATTGTCATTATGTAATATTTCAGAAAAAAAATGATCTTTATGCAAAAAGGTAAGCGCTAGGCCACACTTTTTGAAGGCCGCTAAAAATTGATCATTAAACTGGCTAGGCTTTCCGCTTGTTTTAATGCCGCTTAACACTCTGGTGTAGTCAGGATATTTTCCCTCTATTTCATAAAATGAGGTTTTGATATTGTCATATTCACAATGCCAAAATGTATGGTTTTGACTATCTTGTGAAATAGTCATAAGCGGATCACTTTTTTTTGTCGCTTTTGGTAACCCTTCAATAAAAGCACGTGGGATAGTTAAAGCGCCTAAACCTTGATTTTCGCTAGGAATATTTAATAAACCTAGAATATGGCCTTCGCAAGCAATTAGGCGTGTTAGATCATGCCTAAACTCTACTCTAACGCCATTAAGATAATAGCGTACATCCTTTTTACCTGCTAACTCTACTAACCCTTTTAATTGTGATACTTTAACTGTAAATTGATTATTCATTTTTAAACCCCTTAAATTGAAAAAATTAAACTACTAAAAATTACCGCTTAGACTGTATAAGCGCTTTTATATCTTGATCAATATCATTGAGTGCATATATTAGTTTTGTGGATAGTGTTAAAAACTTACCGCTAGGCCTAGTGATCCTAAAAAGGCCGCTAAAGTAGGCGCTATTTTCTATCTTATAACCCCTATATTTTGTGGAAAAATTAGTCATTTTTTGGCCTCACAATAGAAGAATCAAAGCAAAAACAATACCCATTCTCTAGGCCGCCAAAACGCATATTTTCTAGGCTTACTTGAAGATCTAGTTTTTCTACTAACGCTTTAACCGCTTCAAAATGGCACAATTCATAAGATAAGGCATGAGGATAAGGAATAATGACAGATTCTGTTTTATTCTTAGCCCAATTAAATACGCTGGCCTTAATACGTGATCCTCTAGTATTTGAGGCGCTTAGATATTTTGTAGTAATTCCTAACATAAAACCCCCGATTAAATAGTTAAGCAGCTTGGCAAGCTGTCAAATAAGAAAGAGTAGGCAAGCATTAAGCAAAACACTAAAGCGATAGTGAAGCCGATAAAAGACTCAATAATATTTCTTAACATGATTAAAACCCCTTAATGAAATAAGCAATAGCTAGGCCAATAGTAGGATAAGCCATTAAAAAGAATAAGAAAGCAAGAATAGAATTGTGAATAATTGATTCTAGTAAATTCATGATTAAACCCCTAAAAAGTAAAACATTAAAAAGTGCTGCTATGTATTTATTATAGGATATATCAACAAAATATCAACAAATAATTGCATTATTTCATTGCACATTATGAGAAAGTTTTAGATCTACAAATAAGCGAAAACGACAAGCCAGATACTAACTAAAAACTATCTCTTATCTATTTATACATAGTAGAGAATACAAAAGAAAAGATAAGTAAAACTATAAAAGATTACATAAGACAAGACACAAAGTAAGACAAAAGAATAAGAGATAAGACAATCAAAACTAGATAAGAATCTACCCAATAGATAAGACAAAATACCAAAGTGATAAGACTATCAAATAAACCAAAAGACTAGATAAGATAAGGATATAAGAGAAGATTACATAAGAGAGACAATACATAAACTCTACCCAATGAATAAGAAAATATACCGATAAAAGATAAGAGTAGATAAGTGAGGGGGAATGGCCAAAAATATATTAAGGTTTACTAGCTGGCCGCCATAATCTTTCCGCTTACTCATTCGCATAATATGGCGTTATGTTAAATTGAATAACAGAAAAGATACCTTTTATGCTATATTGCGCCATATATGAGTAAACCTTTGATTCTAAAGCGGTATATGGTCACTTACCCGAACCCACCCCCCCAGTCGGCCTATACTGAGATTCATGCGCCAAATCACTTTTTTCGTTGTATATATTTTGTGGAGTAATCATGCCTAGAGGTGAACATTTAAAAGGTAAGAAGCAAGGTGGTAGACCTAAAGGAGTTCAGAATAAACTCACTACTACAGTCAAGGACAATGTTATCCAGGTATTCAATACGCTTGGTGGATATAAGGGAATGGCAGAATGGGCTAGGGAGAATCCTACTCACTTCTATAACCTATATGCGAAGTTGATTCCTCAGGATGTGCATAAGACTGTTGAGCATAAAGTTCCTACTAAGATTGTTTTCAACTCTGTTGATATGAGTAGGCAGGTGGAATATGTGGATAACGAGCAGATCATAGATGCTGAGATTAAATCTGAGAGTCATGAGGGGTAGGGGTCACTTTTTATACCCACCCCCTCTGAAAATGACGTATTTTTACCCAAAAAAATCACTAAATTGGATGTTGATATTTTGTTCAATTAGGAGATTTCTCCTATTTGATAAGTCATTGATTTATAAGGAAACACGATGGAGCTAAATGTTAATCTAAGTATCCCACAAGGGCAGTTTGTGATGGCTGAAGAGAAGTTTCCTGCATTTGTGGCTGGTTTTGGTAGTGGTAAGACTAATGCTGGTATTTGGCGGTTGCTGAGATTGAAGTTTGCTTATCCAAAGCAGAATGTGGCGTGGTATCTGCCTACTTATGACTTGGTGAGTAAGATTGCTTATCCACGATTCATGGAAATCTTGGGTGAGAATGGAATTGATTATCAATTGAATAAGCAAGATCAGATATTGCACTTGGCAGGTGGTCAGATTATCTTCCGTACATTGGATAGTCCAGAGCGTATCGTTGGTTACGAGGTTGCAGATTCTGTAGTGGATGAATTGGATACTTTACCGATACAAAAAGCGAGAGATGCGTGGAGAGCGATTGTTGCTCGTAATCGTCAGAAAAAGGAAGATGGTTCTAGCAATACAGTGGGAGTTACGACGACTCCTGAAGGTTTTAAGTTTGTTTATGAAAGGTGGGAGAGAAATCCTACGCCTGACTATAAGATTTATCGTGCATCTACTTACAGCAATGCTCATAACTTACCTGCTGACTACATTGAATCGCTAAGAGACTCTTATCCTGAACATTTGCTAGAAGCGTATTTGAATGGTCATTTTGTGAATATGACTCAGGGATCTGTATATCCTGACTTTCATAGATACGATAATCATGAGGCGGTGGAGATTAAACCTTATGAACCATTGCACTTTGGCATGGACTTTAACGTGGGAAATGGTGCGACAGTTGCATTTGTATATCGTGATGCATTGCCAAGAGCAGTCATGGAATTTACCAAAGTGCTTGATACTCCAAAGATGATTGACTTGATTAAGCCTTTTAAAGACAAAGGCCATCCAATATTCATCTATCCTGATGCTTCAGGTGGGTGGAGAAAATCACAAAATGCCTCAGTTTCAGACTTGAGTTTGCTAAGAGCAGCAGGATTTACTGTGTTAGTAAATGCACGTAATCCGTCAGTTAGAGATAGAATACTTGCAGTGAACAACCTTATCCATAATAATGGAGTCCGTAAGCTGAAAGTAAATACTGATATGTGTCCTTCTTTGACAGAATCTTTGGAAAGACAGGCGTATGATACGAATGGTGATCCTGATAAGAAATCAGGTCTTGATCACATCGTTGATGCAGCAGGATACTTTTTAGCATATAAACACCCAATCCAGGGGGTTGCGGTTCAAAGATTGAAGTTAATGGGGTTATAAATGAAACCGAACACCAAACATAAAGATTATGAAAAGCATTACCCTGAGTGGGAAGTCATGGAAGATGTACTAGAAGGTGAAGAAGAAGTCCATGAAGAAGGTCAAAAGTATCTGCCAAGACTAACTGGGCAAACAGATCAAGAATATTCAGCTTATGTAATGAGAGCACCATTTTATAATGCGACAGCTCGTACAGTTGATGGCTTAGTTGGAATGATTTTCCGCAAAGCTCCTACGATTGTTACTCCAGCAGGTATGCAAGAGATTGTTGATGACATGACTCTTGATAATACTGGCTTAGATGAGTTGGCAGAGCAGATTACTAGAGAGCTAGTTGGCATTGGTCGCATGGGCTTGCTAGTTGAGTATCCAAAAGTAGATACAACATCTTTGACATTAGCTCAAGCATCTCAAAATAATCTCAGACCATATGTGACATTGTATGAAGCAGAGCAAATTATCAACTGGCGTATGGAACGCATCAATAACGTGATGCAACCAGTGATGGTCGCTTTGAAAGAAGAAGTTTGTGAATATAAAGACGAATTTGAATCAGAAGAGATTGAGCAGATTCGTGTATTGATTTTGCGTGATGGTGTTTACGTACAAGAAGTGTATCGTGAAATTACCAATGGCAAAGATGAGTGGTATTTGTACGAAACTGTTGTGCCAATGATGCGTGGACAGAATCTAACAATGATTCCATTTATCTGCATGAACGCAAGAGGCGTTGGTATGACTCCTGAGAAGCCACCAATGTTTGACTTGGCCACTTTGAATTTGAGCCACTACAGAACAACTGCTGACTTAGAGCATGGAGCGCACTTTACTGGATTGCCTACTGCTGTTGTTAGCGGATATACAAAGGAAAGTGAAGCAGATGTATTTAGGATTGGTTCTTCTACAGCTTGGATTTTCCCTGATCCTAGTGCTAACGCAAAATACTTGGAGTTCACTGGGCAAGGTCTTGACACTCTAAGAAATATCAAGAAGGACAAAGAAGATAACTTAGCTATTCTTGGTGCAAGGATGCTTGCTCCTGAGAAGAAGCAAAGTGAAGCTGCTGATACAGTGCGTATGCGCCATGCAGGTGATGGTGCTATCTTGAGCGCAATCACTAATGCTGTAAGCCAAGGTTTGAATAAAGCTCTTGAGATTATTGCTATGTGGGAAGGCACAGAAGCTGCCACAATCCAATTGAACGAAGATTATTTGGACAAGCCACTCAACGCACAAGAGTTGCAAGCACTGGTACAAGCATGGCAACAAGGTGCAATCTCTAGCGAGACATTGTTCTACAATTTGAAGGTTGGTGAAGTGATGGATGAATACACCACCTTTGAGGAAGAGCAATCTCGCATCGCTAATCAACCACCTACATTGGTAGCATGAGCGTACCAAACGAAATATTTGATTCGTTAGTAAGTCGTGAATTAAACCTTAATCGGTTTGATGCCGACTTACGTAAACGAGTCATTGAGCTACTGAATAATCTTGAAAAAGACATTATTAGTCAGCTTGAAGGTAAGAATATTTCTAATTGGCGTAGAGACAGATTAAATAATCAGCTCAAGACTATCAAAGAGACAATTACTGATTACTACAAACAAACTAGTCAGATGACTAGTCAGGACTACAAAGATTTAGGTCAGTCTGAAGCTAATTATGTTAAAGATGAGATAAATAGGATTACGACAGTTGATTTATTCTCATCCATGCCTTCTGCTAATCAGTTGGCTAAGTTAGCTGATGAAACAATGATTCAAGGTGCGCCAAATAAAGATTGGTGGAGCAGACAGTCTGCTGATATGTATTTTAGGTTTGCTAGTGTGATTCGCATGGGTTATGGTCAAGGTGAAAGCATTAGTAGTATTGTGGAAAGATTGCGTAATCAAATGGCTATTGGCAAAAGAAATGCTGAAGCCCTTGTAAGAACTGCTGTGCATACGATTTCGTCTGGTGCTAGAGAGTTGATGTATGAAGAGAACAAAAAGTATATTAAAGGTAAGTTGTATGTGGCTGTGCTTGATAATAGAACTTCCGTTCAGTGCATTGCATACGATGGTTCAGTATATGACATGGACAACAAGCCGATTAATGGCACTAAGTTACCCTACAGAGACTTACCTGCCCATTGGAACTGCCGCAGTATGTATATTCCTGTCTTAAAGACATTTAAGGAGTTAGGCATTAATTTGCCTGATATGCCTAAAAGCACTAGGTCATCTATGGATGGTCAAGTTCCTGAAGATATGACTTTTAAGACGTTCCTAGAGCGTAAGAGCATTGAGTTTCAGAATGAAGTATTAGGCAAAGGTAAAGCAGAACTTTGGAGACAAGGCAAGATTACTTTACAGCAATTGGTAGATCAAACAGGTAATCCACTACCATTAAGAGATTTGTAGATTGTTGCACAATGTGAAAAATAGTTTCATAATTAACAAAGCAGTAAATTTTAGGCAGAGCCTTAACTAGATCGGAGATCAAAATGAGTATTGATTTGAGTTCACCAGAGGTGAAAGAAGCGTTAGAAAAGATGGTTGCTGATGCAACATCAGGTTTGGTAGCAAAACGTGATGAGCTTTTAGCGGAAGTAAAGAAGTTACGTAAGAATCAAGAGATTAAGCCAGAGCAGTATGAAGCCTTGGAAAATGAACTTGATGATTACAAAAACAAATTTAACGAAGTACAAAAGCAAGCAAAAGTAACAATGTCAGAGGCAGATAAGTATAAAAAGTTATTTGAATCTGAGAGTGGCTTTACTAACAAGTTATTAGTTGATGCAGGATTGCAAGCCGAACTTGTAAAAGCAGGTGTAACAAATCCAGCACATCTGAAAGCAGTTAAATCAATGCTTAGTGGTCAGGTGCAGGTTAAGGTTGAAGGTGATGAGCGTAAAGCAGTTATCGGAGACAAAGCCCTATCTGACTTCGTTAGTGAATGGTCAAAGAGTGATGAAGGTAAGCATTTTATTGCTGCACCTGCAAGCACTGGTGGCGGTTCAACTGGCGGTGGTAATGCTGGCGGTGGTGGAAAGACCATGCCAAGGTCACAATTCCAAACTATGAGCCCTGTTGAACAGGCTTCATATGTTAAGGGCGGTGGCAAACTAACTGATTAACTTTTTGGAGAATAAATTATGGCGAATACCATTACAAACTTAGTACCAGACCTTTACAGCGCACTTGACGTAGTTTCACGTGAGCTAACAGGTTTCATCCCTTCAGTATCTAGCGATATGACTTTTGAACGTGCTGCTGTTGGTCAAACAGTTCGCTCACCAGTTGCACCTGCTGCTTCTGCTGGCGATATTACTCCAGGTGTAACTCCACCTGATGATGGCGATCAAACAATCGGCAACGTATCAATGACTATTACTAAAGCACGTCGTGTACCAATTCGTTGGAATGGCGAACAGTCTTTAGGTCTTGATAACAATGGCGTTGGTCGTTCAACAATCATGCGTGACCAGTTTGCACAAGCTATGCGTACTCTATGCAACGAAGTTGAAGCTGACATCGCTGCTACTTACGCTTCTGCTTCACGTGCTTATGGTTCTGCTGGTGTAACACCATTTGCTTCAACATTAGGTGATGCTGCTCAAGTTCGCAAGATTCTTGCTGACAATGGCGCTCCTCTTGGTGACTTGTCTTTGGTTATGAACACTTCTGCTGGCGCTGCTTTGCGTACTTTAGGTCAATTGTCTAAAGCTAACGAAGCTGGCACTATTGCATTGCGTGAACAAGGCACATTGTTGAACATCTATGGCATGAGCTTGCGTGAATCTGCTCAAGTATCTAGCGCAACTGCTGGTACTGGCGCTTCTTATGTAACTAACACAGGTTCTACATACGCTGTTGGTACAACAACTATTGCTGTTGATACTGGTTCAGGTACTGTATTGGCTGGTGACGTAGTTACATTTGCTGGTGATGCTAACAAGTACGTTGTTACTTCTGCATTGTCAGGCGGTTCATTGACTATCGCTGCTCCTGGCTTGAAGCAAACTCTTGCTGATGGCGTTGCAATGACTGTAGTTGCTACATCTGCTCGTAACATGGCTTTTGCTCGTTCAGCTATTGCTTTAGCTACACGTGCGCCAGCTCTTCCAGGTGAAGGTGATTCTGCTGATGATCGTATGGTTGTTACAGATCCTAACTCTGGCTTGAGCTTTGAAGTTGCTATGTACAAGCAATATCGTCAAGTTCAATACGAAGTATCATTGGCTTGGGGTGTAAAAGCAGTGAAGCCAGAACATATGGCTATCTTGTTAGGCTAATCACAATATGTGATAATGAAGGGGTGGCTCAAAAGGCTACCCCTTTTTTTATAAGGAAATATCATGGCAAGACCTAAAAAAGTAGTTGAGGCAGTTGAAGAGGCTGTATCAGATTCTGTACAAACTGAAGAAAATGTACAAAAAAAGGTACAAAATAAAACTGTTGCAATGGTACGTTCAGAAGAATATCCTGAGCCAAGATCAGCAGACGTAAATCCTTCAGAAGTTGAAGAGTGGTCTAAATATGGATGGACTAAAAAATGAGTTTAATTGTTGAAGATGGAACAGGGTTATCAAATGCTGAAAGCTATATTAGCGTAGCTGATGCAGATGCATACCACTCTAATCATGGTAATAGCTCTTGGTGTTCTTTGACAACTACTCAAAAAGAGCAATTGTTACGTAAAGCTACAGATTTTATGTTGCAGTCTTATAGAACTAAATGGGCAGGTGCAAGAAAATATGATGATCAAGCTCTTGATTGGCCTCGTTATGATGTGCCTAAATTTGACAGTCCTAGTGGTTATGGCGTTTACCCAAGTTACTATGATGATACTACTGTGCCTGGGGAAGTTAAGGTTGCTTGTGCGGAATTTGCTCTAAAAGCTAATTCAATGACATTAGCTCCTGATGTAGATCGCATTACTAGCCGTGAGAAGGTTGGTTCATTAGAAGTTGAATATGACACTAATGCACTGCCATATAAAATGTATCGTGCAATTGATAATTTGTTAAGACCAATGCTTATCGGTCAGTCTACAAATGGTGCTTTTGTAAGTTTGGATAGAGTATGACACTAGATTTACGTATGCGCTCTTTAGCGACTAATTTGTTGCAGTCTTATGGTAAGGCTGTGACATTTAAGAAGATTACGCAAGGAACGTATAACACTGACACAGGTAGTGTTAGCACAACAACTTCAAGCACTAGTATTCATATCATTCTACAGAATCCAAACAATGCTGAATTGGCAACAGGCCAATACCGAGTGGATCAGGTAATTGCTATGATTAGTGCTGAAGAATTAGGGTTTGCACCTACTCCAAATGATAAATTGACTATTGATGGCGTTGATTGGAATATCACTAGCGTGTCATTTATATCTAGTGGTGAGCAAAATGCTGTTTATAACTGTGTGATTAATAAATAATGTCTCGCAAAACACAATTCTCAGTTGATATGGCAAAAGCCATTGAGGGCGTTGAAGGAGATATTGAGGATACTGTTAAATTAGCTGTACTGGGATTATTTAAGGCAATTGTATTAAAGACACCTGTAGATACTGGGCATCTTGCATATAATTGGCAAGCAAGCGTTGATAGTCCAAATACAAGCGTAAGAACTGGCGTAGATCCTCAGAAACAAACAACAATTGATTCTGGCAAAGAAAATATTGGCAAATGGGGTTTAAATAATAATTACATTTGGATTAGCAATAATGTAAATTATGTTGAAGAAATTGAATACGGAAAATCTAGGGTTAAAGCTCCTCAAGGTATGGTAAGAGTATCTTTAAGGGAGTTTGACTCAATATTTAAGGGTGCTGCTATGACTGTTAATAAAGGAACTGGCAGCAGAGGAAATAGGTATAGATAATGAGCATAGTGAAGATTCGTTCAGCTTTGGAAGGTCATTTGGCAACAATGTCAGGTGCTTTACCTATTTCTTATGAAAATGCACAGTATGTGCCGACACCTGGAGTGGCATTTCAAGTAGTTAATATGCTACCTGCAACTACTGAAAACCCATCTATCGGAGCAGAGCTTCATAGGGATTTAGGGGTATTTCAAGTAACATTACAATATCCTGTAAACAAGGGTTCTGCTGAATGTGCGACAATGGCAGAAAATATCCGCACAAGATTCAAACGTGGGACTACAATAACGAAAGATAGCGTTACTGTAATGATTGATTCCACTCCATCAATAAATAGAGGTAGAATTGATGGTGATAGATGGGTCGTAGCAGTCAGTATCCCATATATGGCTAATATATTTATTTAGGAGTAAGACATGACTATTGCAGCACAAATTAAACGCAAGGTCTTTATCGGTAAACAATCTGCTTTAGGCACAATTGCTGATACTGGCGATGGCATTACATACAATTATCGTGATGGCGGTTTATCAGGCGGTTTGACTAAAGAAGCATTTGAGTCAAATACGATTCGTACTGATGAGCAACGTCAAAATGCCTCACATGGCACACGTTCAGTAAATAAGTCAGTAGACCAAGAGTTCCAAATTGGCGGTCATACAGAGCTATTTGAGGGCGCATTACGTGATACATTTGAAACTGGCGCTACTACTGGTGCTGTAACAACTATTGGCATCAATGGCTCAACAAGAACAATTAGTCGTTCAAGTGGCTCATTTGTTACTGATGGGTTTAAGGTTGGCGATATTGTTCGTGCTACTGGTTTCGTTGCATCAGCAAATAATAACAAGAATTATCGTATTACAGCAGTATCAGCATTAAGCATGACATATGCAGCAGATGCATGGATTGGTACTGTAACTACTGAATCAGCAGGTGCAACAGTTACTGTAGCTGTTCCAGGTAAGAAGCTA